GTAGGCTTCTTCACCAATCTCAAGCAATAAGTCGTCAAGCGTCATAGTAACCTCTACAGCACGTCGCTAGCAAAAACACCAAGATCAGTAGCAAGAACAACCGGTGCGCAATGCACATCAGCTTCAATCCGCAGCGCATGGTTTTTCTCCGGCATCTCGATGCGAGTTGTTGACGCAACTTCCAGATTTTCTCCTTTGTAAAGAACGGTGTAGCCAGCGGAAGGAGTCATTCTGGAAGGTCTTTTCGGAGTATGCACCAGGAGAACGCTGTCGGTAGCCATGTAGTCAGTCCCAGCGCTATTGAGCGCATCAAGAATAACATAGTCATCAACTTCAAAAAGCTTCGCAATCAGTGCATTAGTAACAACTTTATCATCAGTCGTTTTCATAATGTTGGTGATTGCGGTGCAACCTTTGAGATACCGATGAACATCGGGGGTAACGATCATTCTGTTAGGTGTAAAACCCGTTACCTTGTGGATATTTTCTTTCCACAAAAGCACGTCAGTTACTGGTGTTGCTGCGGTGTTGCTCCATTTTACAAAATTACTTGTGCCAACAAGATCCGTTCCCCACACGCTAGTAGCAAAGTAGCTCGTTACGAGATGCTGCATGATAACACGGTTAATACGGTTAATAACGAATCTCACCGCATCTTCCGAAGGAGCAAAAGGATTATCATACTCCTTGCTTTCATCCTCAGTAACATCCTTATGAAAAGAGTACTTCAGCAAGGTGTAGCTTTGAGAATCGGTCGAATAATCATCGCCAGCAGATTCAGCTGCACCAGATCGAATATAATCCGCTACAGTTCCGATGTAGAACCAATCTTCCTTGTTATACTTTGCGATCTTTCCAGTAAGCTTATTACTATTGAGCTCCGGAAAAATCTTGAAAGCATCCAAGGGAGCTTCCTGAATATACATATTCGCTACATTCTGAACAAATTCAGAAGTAACGCGGTCGTACCAATTACGTTTAGCAGTCATTCGTCACCTCCTATAAAAGTTCAATTTCAGCAGTGGTGTCAGTGGTGACGGCTGCCTTAGCGTGAGCGCGTACTTCATGAGTTCCAACGGTAGCCTTTTCGAATTTACCATTGGAAGAAGCGCAAAGAGGATCATCAACAGCAACATTAACGCTAGCACCATTCACACATGCAGTGCAACGTCCATGAATGACAATCGGTGAAGCCTGATCAGCAGGCATACCTTCACGAACAACTCCAGCAGCCCATTCACCAAGAGCCGCTGTTAAAACGCCATCGCTACCAACCGCGTAACCTTCTTTATCTTCTAAGGAAACGCTAGCAGGAACGACAACATCTTGAACAATATTTTTATCCATGTGCCCTCCTAATTAAATTTCTGATATGCTTTAGTGTAAGCAGATGTACGATCCATGCCAGCAGCAACAAGACGGTCTACTTCAGCAGTCACAAGCGCAGATTTATCAGTGTCAGTCTCGTCACTTCCCTTTGCACCACCGAGCTTCGCGATTGTTTCTTGCATAGAAGAAAAACGCGCTCCAATAGCAACAATTTCATCCACTCCGAGCTTTCCGTGCAGTGCCATGAGATCCGTTTTTACCTCGTCGAGAACGCCCGTGAGCTTCGCTTCCAGGACTTGTTTTTCCAAAGTAGCATTGGTCATTTTAATATCATCAAGCTGCGCTTGGATTTCCGGTGAAAGTTCAACTTTCTTCGGAATTTGTGCCTGAAGCGCTTCTGCGGAAGCTTTAAGCTCCGTGATCTCTCCCTGCAATGCCGTTACCTGAGCAGTAAGAGGAGCAGTCACTTCAGCAACGATATCCTCGTACAATGCTGTGTGTCGCTCTTTAAGTTCTTTTTTATCCATGTTACCTCCATTATAATTTGTTAATGAGTCTATCATTCCAGCTTCTAAAGCTTCTTTGGCAAGAAGAACATCCCCTCTGCCATAAGATGCTTTGACATAGTTTTCTTCTACTCCTCGGTTTCGTGCAACTTTTTCTATGAAAATAGCTTCGAGTTTGTTTACGCGAGCTTTCCAAACTGATTGGCCTTCTTTTGTATCAGGATCAGGGACTTTGTTGGGAGCATTTGAAGAAACAAAGATGCGCTCGTCAGGATCATTGGAGTAAACTGTAGCAACAACTCCGATGCTTCCGATCATGTTGACTTCATCTGTGGCTTCGATAGAATCTGACGCTGAGGCAATCCAATAAGCCGCTGAAGCCATCATTCCATCAACACGACTTTTAATGGGTTTCTTTCCTCTAGCTTGATAAATCTTCTCAGCAAAAGCATTTGTTCCGCTGACTTCACCTCCAGGAGAATCTACTGCAAGGAGAATTTCTTTTATGCTATCGTCATTCATGGCAAGATCAAACTGTGCAGACATATTCTCAATAGACGTTCCTATGCCAAGCATCGTAAGAATGTTTGAACGCTTAAAAAGCACTCCTTTAACATCAATAATAGCTGTGTTACCACTTCGTGTGAAAGGCGTCTTGCTGCTATCGCCTACATCAAAGAAAGCTTCCATGTTATCTTCTGCACGAGCAAGAATATCTGCTAGCGCATCAGGCAGAATAGCCCATTGTAGCGTCTCTAAGTAACTTCGTGCAGATGATCTTTTTCCCATGTTTTTGTTACTCCTTTGTAGAAAACGTGTTTCCATGAAGTCATAATAAATGATATTAGGTTTTGTGCAATTTATTTTTTAACAACAGCGGGTTTCTTAGCTTCTGGCTTTTTGCCGGAAGCATCATCGTTATCATCTTCCATTTTGTCTTCGGGTTTTTCTTTCCTGTCGTTTGTTGTGTAAGGGGCGTTGATTTTCTTGAGAAGGAATTGCTCAAGGCTTTCTGTAGGCTCAACAGCCCCCTGGGACATTAAGCGAGCAACAAAGCCTGCAAGATCTGCTATGTTTTCACCGGCAACTTTCTTAAAAGAAAGCACAGGATAGTCCGTTTTCATATTAAAATCGCATATATCTTTTACGATTTCTCGATTGATAAGAAAAGCTAGCGCTGAAAGCCAAGCATCGCAGTTTCTTTGGAAATCTTTTACCATTTCTTCAATATTACTGTTGTTAGTTGATGCAAAGCCGCCGTTTATGGCGAATGTCTGAAGAAGTGCAACTGCCATTTCAACATTAAGGCGGGAGATGATCTCAGGAGAATTTACTGTAGTCGTTGAGTTACTTTTCAGGAGCTCCAGGAGCCAACCGAAAGGCTTAACGATGCCCTGCATTTCATCCTTACGCACCTTTGATACTACTTTTTCTGCCCAATCAAGGGTCGCAGCCACGTTCTCGTCGTAGCCTGGAGATGCTTCATCAGCATTAACAAAGTCGAATCCCTCAGGGGCGGTCATCACAGGCAGGCCAGATAGACTTCTATCTATGCCTTGTGCCTCCGAAGCTTCGATGGATGCTTTATAATAATAAGGCTTATAAGCGGATCTCAGGAGACTCTTTCCATAAGGGTTTCTTGCAAGAGGAATAGGAATAAAATGAATGCACTTAGAAAGCGGGATCTGCACTGTGCCTTTTTGCATTGTTTGTTGCTCGGCAAAAGTTTGATCTGCTTTTTCTTCTCCCTTAGAATCTACAAATTCCATTATCGTTAGCTGATAAAGAGGCTTAACGTCTTTGAGGACTATTTTTCCTTCTTCAACTGCCCATATTTTCTCGCAAAGGGCAAAACCGAACGTGAAAGCCGAAGTTAGATCACCGAGAAGTCCTGAGATTCCATAACGTATGTTATTTAATTGTTCAGAAACAATGTCAGCATTTTGACCAACAACTTCCCACTCAGCACTTTTTATGATATTTTGCAGGCGCAGAAGTAGCCCTCCGATAATGGGCTCATTGTCTTCCATGTTCTTGAATTTGCGGAGGCCACTAGGCGGCTGAAGCTCACTAAAGATTTCTTCACTTGTCGGAGAAAATTCACTGCTCCCGTAGACCTTAATAGACGCCTTTTTTGTCATTGCACCGCTTGGTTTACTCGGGGCTTTTTCTGCGATAGGTGCTTTTGCTTTGAAGAAATTAAACATTCTGCCTCCTTGTTGTTTTCAGCAATTTATACAATAAACTTTGAATATTCTTTTTTAAACTTTGTTTCTTTCTGAAGAATGTTTAATGTAGTATTTCTTTTCTTTGTGACATACGGTCTTAGCAAAATACCTTCAGCAATTTCAATAGAGTTAGCCATCATCAAAGCATCTGCGTGGTCTGGTGAGAACCCTATCCTCCCGACAAATTTTTTCTTTGGTTCCATGTTAATTGGTCCCTCAGAAAAGTCAAAAAATAAATTTGCCAGTTCCTTCTTTAACCTCTCCGGTGTTTTTGCCGGAAAATGTAAAGCATCAAAGTTTTTACTAAGTTCGTAATATCCCTCAGAGCGTTTGTTCTTATACATAGCCGGTGATGATGATTTTTCACTTCCCATAAAGGCTATGACAGGAAAGCGATTGGCTTTCTGTAAGTTCGAAACTACTCCCGCTCCAGTTCCGATGCCATCAACAATGAACTTAACTCGTTTATTCTGATAGAGAAGCTGGTGCATCCGTAAGCATTCATCCGCAAGCTCCGTAGGATTGCAGGAACCAAACTCATCCCATCGAATGATGCTTTTTCCTACGCGATGACAAATAATAGCAGGGTCGGTTCCGCCACCACCAACATCAACGGAAACAACATATTCGCCATCATAACGAGAACGGTTAGCTGCGGTTATTCTGTCGAATCTCTCTGGTGAGCAAACGACACTCTCCAACTGAGCGATAGGCCGCCCTGTGACCTTCGCAATATACATTGCGGAGTCTTTGCCATAACGATCTATGATGCGTTCTTCGAAAGATTGGTCTACAAGGGGAGACTGACGAGAATCATAGTAAAGCACTTTATATGCTTTACCTTTCCCATTAGGATCATTGATAGTATCGTAATAATACCCACCGAATGATACTGGGTTTGATATGAGGAGAATGTAAGCTCCATCTGTCATAGCACCTTCAAGAGCAGTAAAGACAGGGTCTGGTACGCCGGATGCTTCATCAACGAGAATCATGAGGTTGTCTCCACCTTTACCGTGGAAACCTGCAAGAGTATCGTTGATAGTTGCTGCGTTACCTTCTTTAGGAACAGTTCTGGCGAGAGCACACCAATCAGGATAGTGCTTTATTTGGAGTCTTTCTGAGAAAATCTCAATGAGTTCTTGGTATTTGAATCGTCGTAGCCAGAAAGATATTTCTGCCCAGAGGACATCTTTGAGTTGCTTGCGGGAAGGAGCAGTAGTAGGTATTTTTGCAAATAAATGCGTTGTAATAAACCAGATCACAAAAAGGGCGGCTAAGGCACTTTTGCCTATACCACCCCCAGCGCTAACACATACATTCTTGTGGAGAACAAGATTTTCGGCAATTTCAACTTGTTGCCAAGTAAGGCCCTTGTGTTTTAGTCCTTCAAAAGAAATAAGATTATTAACAAATCCTGGAAAGTCATCTTTATATTTGTCACTAAGAGTTTTACATATTCTAAGAACTTCACCTTTGCTGTAGCTCACCTTCGATTTCCCTTAGGATATCATCAATATCCCCGGTATCCTTATCTCCTTTCTTCGATTTATCTGTGACTTCTACGATCTTTACAATCGTGTTTGCAGCGCGCACTTTGTCGCTAATAGTTGGTCCGCCTTCAGACGGTTCTGTGTCATCATCGACTACATCATATAAAGACTTAAGCACTTTGAATATTTTATGACTTCCCTCGCGGCGAAGTCTATTCATTTTGATGCTCTGGAGCGTTTCATCGAACTCAATAGCAAAGTCTGGGTTGTCATCGAAAAGTTGCTCAATGGAAGCAATTTCGAGGCCGAGTTCTAGCTCAACGTAGCGAAAGTCCCCATGAGTGATATAGGCTCGTGCTATCTTCTTTATCATTAAGCGATCGTTGTTTAGAGCTTCAATTAGTTTGTCCATGCTATTTCCCCAAAGCAATGCTATTAGCCTGCATCACTGTCTGATAAAGCCGTTCAATTATTTTAATGCTACAAAGCATCGAGTATTCAGGATATGGATTTATAAAAGCCTTACGTCCGTTTATATTGATCTCAAAATCTGACAACATATTAAACCTTAACATTGACGATGTAAAGGGCAAAATAGACCTTATAGGTATTCCCTTTTTTAATACATGAGACAGGCCAGACGACACAATAAAATCCTCCGGTATATCCGAATATGGCAAAAAATTTTCAACGGCATCCTTTATAATATGTGACACCGAAACATTGAATTTTTTAGCCACCGCCGCAGCACGTTCCGCCGTTGCATCGTCTAGCTTTACCGTTATTGACTTTCGCATTGGGAAGCCTCCGCTTGCAGGGCAAGTTCATCATAGAAATCCTCATCTAGCATAAATAACTTTTCTTCAACAAGAAAGAGTAGCTTCTTTATCATGTCTATCCGTGAGCCACTTTTCTGGAGCTTAACCATAAAGGTTCTGTTGTTTCTCGTTATCTGAAGCCCGATGTCATCAGGATTAGTTATGGAGAATATTTCCATGATGTCGGTTTTTGCGTTGATTCTCCCAAAGAACTCACTCACAGAAGTGCTATTCGAAATAGCGTATGCAAGCTGCCCTATGTTAATTCCGAACATTGCAGCAGCATTTGTTTTCCAATCAGTCTCATCGAGAAGCATATCTCCAGCAAGTTTTTCGTAGAGACTTTCTTTGAAAAACTGTGTCATAGTCATTTGGTGCGTGTTGCAGTAACGCTCGATTTGGAGCTTAGTCTTGTTGTCTACTCTCGCAGCAATGTGGGGCATTTTAATATCTCCTCAAATCTATTTTTGTTTTCTATAATTGCCCATCCATAATGAGCAGCACAGGTACTTCTATATATTCTATATTTAGTTTGAGTTAGTTCATCAGCGCAACTTAATTCATTATAATGTGTAGCAAGTTCAGTGCATCCAGGATAATCACAAAACATTATAGTTCTCCTATTTCATGCTTATCATCCTCGGTTAATCTTTTTAAATAGCTCGTGCCTTTAATCGTTTCTATCTTTGCTACTCCCATTAGATTAAGTTGCTTGATGATGCTAGCAATTTCTTCCCCTGTTAGATTCGATGAAAGCATCATAGCAATTTTTCTCAATGGGAACTGACCTCCATAGTTGTCGAGAATATTAATTATTCTTGTTATGTACAGAGAATATTTATTTGTCCCGCTGACGCTATAAAAGATCTTTAGCTTTCGATCAGTCTTATCAAGCAAATGAAGCGCTCGCTCAAAGTCAATAACCTCAATAACGAGTCTACAGTCTCCAAGAGCCATCAACGCAGCAACCTTGATTGTATGTAGCGTTAGCTTTCTTTCATAATATTCAGCATATCGAAAATCACTGGAAATCTCTGCTTTATGATTCTTTCGATACCATTGATCATAGAAAGCTTCTGCTTCATCGGAAACCTTGATCTCACCGTTCTGCTGGTAAATCCAAAAAAGTATCTCCGAGGCTCTTTTTCCAAAGCTTCGCTGTTCATCGGTAATCCGTGGATTCGGCATACAACCGCGCTTATCTGTTTCACTCACGATGATAAAGCGACTGAGCAACCCCGTTGCACTCATGTCGTTAGCAAGGTTTAGCGAGAACCATTGTGGGACAACGTTACCGCTTAGGTTTAGCCACGGATTAGGAATGTCCACACAGGTCGAAGTTATTGTTCGATGCAAATGCCTTTTAGGAGAGTTGAAAACACTTGTTAAGAACTTAATCATCTCTCCACCACCGAAAGCAATTAGCTCGTTTAACTCGTCTCCAATGTATGTTATTGACGCATGAGTATAATCTCCTTCAACTGTTTGAACGGCTTCCATGAGGTCTGAAACTATTTTTGCTTTTGTTATGACACCCTCGAAGATCTTTGCGCCGACTTCCTCTAGCATCCTCTGCGAAAGTCCCATAGCAGTTGATTTCTTACAGACGCCGGCAGGAGCGAGGAACATAAGATAGAGGTTTAGGTAGATTTTAAAGAGCGAGCGGTCTACCCATAGGCGCCTTTCTGAAGCACCTGCTATTGCAGATAGACCGCTCCATAGATGAACTCCTTCTGGTGTCTCGTTGCCTTCAGTGTACTTTCGATAATGCTCTAAGAACTTGCAATACTCCATTATATAGTATCCAATAGGAAAATAGTATTATTGAGCATTTATTTTAGCAAAAACTTCATCAATATTATCAAGAGTTACTTTCTTCATAGAGCCCCAGTTTTTACCAACTTTAAATTCGATTGGTATCTTAAATGTCTGCCCCCTTACAGTAACATCAAACTCAGCAATTTCTTTTATCTTCGGAAGCACCTTTTTCAAAATACTAAGATCATTCTTCACCGTTACCATGATCGAATCGTGGACTTGGAGAGCAAAAGTTATCTCGTCGATCTGTTCCAAGCAGTTCAATCCACCAGTCATGAGATAGTCTCCGGCTGAGCTTTGTGGATCAGAGGCAACTGCTTCTGGAAGGCGATCATTAAAATAAGGACCGAAGAACTGAATTACCCTTCCAAAACACGTTCTTATTACTCGTGTTTGTGAACATTCGCTTCGCACACGATCATGCCACTTTTTAAGCTTTGGCCGCAGAATGTTGTAATTAGCAATAAGCTGTTCAGCTTCTTTCTTTGAGCAGCCAAGAGTAACGGAGAGCTTTGGTGCTTGTTCTAAGTAATGTGTATTACCAGTCACACTAATTTTACCATTTCTTCGCACTAAATAATAGCCACTAGAAATGGCAAAATTATAAACTTTTCCATCATAAGGTTGCTTCTTTATATAACATGAATTACCAAGATTAACATATTTTCTATTATTCAAACGCACTACATAAAAATCACCTTTGCCAAAAGCACCAGCACCAAATTGTTTTGTTTGTATATTGCCATTGCCTAAACCACTTAATTTGTGCATTAGTTGCACATTTTCTGCTATGTCTTTTCTTACATTAGTAAATTCTCTCATGGTATTACCTTCATACCCATCCCACTTTGTAAGTTCTCTTGACATAACTTGTAATTGTTCAAACGGTAATGACGTTATTTGGTCTAGTGTATAATCCCAATCAATAACTATTGGGTGAAGATCAGATATTTTAACAGAAATCCTAGTAGCATCATCCCAAAAATTTTCTCTGTATTCTACATTAAGATCTGTTAATAATTGTTTTAGCCTTTCAATCTTTCGCTCTTTCTTAAATTTCCACACAATATTGTATGGTTGTATATTACCATCAGCATGGCGAGCAATAGCTAATCTCAACCAATTAGTATCAATAAGTTGATTTCCTGTATTCTGCACAAAATTATGCACACGGCCAGAATTTAATGTCGCTAAATAGTCTATAGGTTTCTTAGTTAAACTATAGCCATTAAAATAAGGAAGTTTATGCCCAGGTGTTAATAATTGATTTATCTGTGGATTACTTACCAAAAACATATCTCCACTGTAATCAAATATTGAATATTCGTCTGGAGTTACAAAACTTCCTTTACCATTATTATCTACATCTACCTGATAAATTTGCTGCTGTGTGTAATCGCAAGCCTTTACCCAACCAGAAGGAGTTAAAACTTCTGTTTCAGCATCAACACAAGCATGTCCGATCTTCTTAGCATAATCCCTATAAGACTTACCGCCGGAGTAATTCTCCCGAACCTTCTTATACATAGCAGCAAGAAAGTCTCCGTTTTCATCAGCAAAGCTTTGCAAAGCAGTTGTCTCCAGCGAAAGCGTTGAGATTTTATCGTAGAAAGGCTGAAGCTTAAAAATATTAACAGCGGTGAAGCTATGCTGGTCGATGATATCGAACGAGTTAAGCCAGTCTTGGTCTTCGCAAAGAGCAGCAACGAAGCGAGCGTCTACGTTCGAAAGATCCCATTCGATGAAAACATCTCCTTGAGGAGCATCATAGAATTGTCTTACTGCTGGAGGCTGATTCTGAAGATTTGAACCCGAGCCGGTGATGCAACTGGATGTTGCCCATCTACCCGTCTTTGTTCCGTGGATCTTCTGAGAAACTCTTACCTTACCATCTGGGTCTGTCTTTATATCGTAGTATCCTCGAAGTTTTAGATGCTCCCTTGTTGTCTGTATTAGCCCCATAAAGTGCTGAGCATTTGTCGGGAGCGTCGCAAGATAAGAAAGCGCTTTATCGTCTGACGTTCTTGAGCCTTTGTTTTTTCTCACAGGTAAGCGCCAATTATCATAGATAAGCTCACAGACTTGTTTCGGAGAAGCAAAATTAACAGGACCTATTGTGCCGAGTTTTATTTTCTCAAGAACATCAATAGTTTTCTCGTTAACTTCGCTAAAAGCCTTAATATTTGCTGGATTAATATGAAAACCATTAAGCATAGAAACAAGAGCAAAAGGAATGCTTCGCATCATGAGATCATATGTTCCGCGTGTCTTCCAATAATCTAGTTCTTCCTGCTGTTTCTCAAAAACCTCATACGTTACACAACAGTCTTTTCCATTGTAAATGTAAAAAGCTGACCAGTCGATAATTTTATTCACTGAGTAATCTTTTGTTACTTCTTTACCTTCGTCTTTCCAATAGGGATGATTTGTGAAGATTGAAGCACAAAAGGCAAGACTCTTTGAGAGTGTTGGAAATATTGCGTGTTGCGCCAGCATCGTATCAGCAAAAACATTCCTTGTAAACATCTTATAGTAATATGCCATGTAGAAAACATCATATAGCGCATTATGATAAATCTTCGGAACGTCACTATTGCAAAACTCACTTATAGCCTTTAGAACAGAAACATCTTTACATAAATCCTTCGGTATAACAATGCCTTCGGTTTTAGATGTTGCTACACCAAAGGCTAGAAGCTTTGGCCCACCAGTCTCAATATCAACAGTAACAGGTTGTTGATGGAAACAAAGATCGTAGAGGACTTTTCGTGCTTCGCAAGCATCATATATAACATTGATGTTCATTTCTGCGTCTGGCGAAGGAGAATGTAACTCATTGAGTGCTTTCGTGAGATCCATTTTCAACACGATGTCGAACTGGGGATTACCTTTGAAGATAAAGTCTGGGTGGATAGTGGAAAATACTCGGTAGCCTTCTACGAGGGATGACTTTACGATAGTCCCGCGATATTTATTTATACCGCGAAAGTCCGTTAGCATCTCAAGGGCTTTTCCACCAATAGCAACAATAAGTTTAGGCTTTAGAGAGTTAATCGTCTCTATTAGCTGTTCTCTACCAAAAGTAATTGCGTCTGCTGAAAGTGTCTCGTAGGCATTTTTAAAAGGTTTTTCATGAACAGTGTTTATTATGGCGCATTGGTCAATAGGAAAGGAAACTTGCCGGCAGCATTGACGAAGATATTTTCCCTCGGCTCCAATGAAAGGCTTTCCAACGTAGCAATTGAACTTTTCATTGAAGCGAATAGAAGATACTTCGTCTGCTCCAGGGGCTTTGCCGACAAGGAGGATACCATTGTAATCATCTGGTAGCTGGACTATTTTGTTCATTTAGAAGCACCAAAAAGGATATTTAATAATGTATAAAGCTACTGCTACCCATAAGCCTAAAGCCACTGGTATACCAAAAACTATGCAAGCTGTTTGTAAATCATCTTCTTTCCATATATAAATAAATATAAAAACAAAAGGTAAAACAAACATCAAAATACCTAATATTTCTGATATGCACATATTATGCTCCCTGAAAAACTTTTCTACAAAACCGATAATGTTTATAGTTTTCTTTAGCAAGAAAGTAATGATAAAGACCAAAAGAAACACAGAAGTTTATTGTGCGTTTGTCTGCTGAGGATAGTTTAGTCAATGAGTTCTCCCTTCACAGTAAAATCACCATAAGTACGCTCTATAGCATCAATAGGAGATTCCTGCACAACAGCTACTTCATAGCTTAAGATTTTTTATGGAGTATATGTTAATGGAAAGAATGCAGGATTAATCTCAATGTCAAATGAGATAGTTATTTTAGCTTTTATTTTATCCCTCATGCTTCTTAATCCAATCCATTGAGAAACTTATTCCATTGTCAATGTTCTTCTGCTGTAACTCACATCCAAGAAATCTTCTCTTGCTAATGTAAGCAGCGCGAAGCGTCGATAAACTCCCGCTGAAGCAATCAAAAACAAGATCATTCTCAGCAGAGAAAATATTAATCAGATCAACGATAAGATCCTCAGGCATCTGCGCCTGATGAATCCTGTTCTCTCGGACTATCGGAAAAGGAAAATAGTTATGCCGACCTTTAATATTTAGCTCCGGTGTACCTTTCCAAGCAACAATAGCCTGTTGCGTTGCACTGCCGAGCCTTATGTTAGGCTGATTTGTCTTTCCTGCTGCTGAAAGCTTCACCCAATGGATAGGAACAGGAAGAATGCTAAAACCTGCTTCTTTCATCCATTTGTAAAGCTCGAAGCTCTGAATCCATCCGCACCAGATAATACAATAGCGATTATCCCTAAGAATCCTATGCAACTCAGGAACAAGCCCTTTTAAAATTTCCATAATTTCATCGGGATTGTCTTCATAAGGCGCATCATACTCAGCCTCTATAAGCTCAGCATATTCAATGGCAAAAGGAGGATCAATGTGAATTAGATCAACGCTTCCATCAGGAACATTCTTAATGAAATCTTGTGCTGCTGCGCAATGAACACCATCAAAAACTGCGGTTAAATCTTTCTCAGCCTTTTTAACCTTAGCAACCTTGGCTTTCTGCACTTTCTCAAGGAGCTTCTTTTCTTTCTCCTTTTTAAGATTTTCGAAGCAATCGCTAAGCGTTACACAGTGTTTAAAAGCTGCTTTATTCTCGTTGATTTGAAGAGCTTTAGAAACAAAGCCTTTATCTTTGTTAATTATTCTCCCTGTGTCTTCGAGTGCCCAACCGGAGTTTTTCATTCCTTTAACTGAGTGCCCATGCTCTGCTACGCCCTGACGATGAATTTCTGCTATGAGCGCAACGATTTCCAAAGGAGTAAAATTTTCCCTGCATGAGTTAGCGGAGAGTTGCGTAGCAAGAGCATGAAGTCCTTCTCGAACAATGAAATGAATGTTCTCATCGAGTTCAGCATAATGGAGATGATCACGGAGAGCGTAGAATCGTCTGCGCCCGTCGAGGATTTCGTATTCGTCACCGCTACGCTGGACGATAATTGGCTGTAGAAGTGTTTGAGCTTTTATCTCAAGAGCGAGATCGGGAATACCACGATGCTCCGAGCGGATGTCATGTTTGATGAAGAATTGGGATATTGGGGTTGGCATTTAAAGCTCCTTTAGAAAATGAGTTGTAGTAAATAGGCCGTGTATTATTTTTCATAGGGCGAATCGTTTAACTTAGTTTCCGCCAGCTACTAAGCACCTATTTACTACAATTGGTAAAAATGGGTGGCCTTGGTGTCCAACCAACCCCACACGGGACACGCTAAGCATTGTGGGGCTTGCCTCTCCTACCACACCACCCTGGGAAGAGCTATGCACGGTTACGGGCTAATTTAGCCCATCTTAACGATTTTCTTGATCTCATTTTTAACAGGATTCTCGTCTCTTCCGGCAGCTTTATCCTTAGCAAGATCTTCCGGCGTTTTGTTCTTAGCGATGATCTTCAGAATAGCTTCAATGCCTTCAAGCAACGAGGGATCAAGACTGCTTCCAGAGGTCATTCCGAGGAGCTCCGCGTACTGTTTGATCTTCCAACCCATACTCTCAATGAGAACCATATTGTCGAACATCTTGCGTCCGGTGAACTCTCCGTCTGTGATTTCCCATGTGATAGCGATCATGGGGTTTCCGTTGCTGGAGGTTTTAAGCTCCTGGGAAATGATTTTTGCCGCGTAGTCATCTGTCGGCAATGGTGCGAAGTTGTCTTTTACATCTTCCAGGTTGAAATCGAGATTAACAAGGGCCATTTTTATTCTCCTTAGTTTTTATTTTCCCGGAGACGCCGGGCCGGTTTAAAAAAAGTTATTCATCCACCTTTGGTGTCCAGTTAGGTTCAGGAAGCGTTCTTCCAAGGGCTGCATCAAGAAAAGGTTTCATCTTTGCATACGTGGGATATTCAATATCTGGGATAAGCGTCCGAGAGCCAGTCATTGCATCATGCGTTGGGAGTGATTTTAAAATTCTTATAGGAAAGCGTTTCCCATTGGCTATTTTAATCACAGTGTTCATATAAAGATAGTCCGTTATGAGCGATGGAATCCTATGCCTTGCCTTTGTTGGCATTAACAAATACCTTCGGACTTCTTTCGTGAGTTCATCCGTATGTGGTTCCTCATGGCCGATCATAATTACATTGCATTTTCTATCGGCATGATTTACGCAATCTGTTAGCTTTTCGATGTAACCAACGAAAGATCCCCAATCTTGGATTTGAAGTTGCTCACGACCAACGGTCTTACGAATGTGAGAAAGAATAAGTTCCGCAATGCGAGAAAGATTGTCAATGACTAGCGTGTCATCGGCAGTCAATGTTCTTGCCCATGCTTCGATCATGCGGAGGGTCTTTTCCCAAGCAGATGCTTTCGCATATTTCTGGCCAACGAGAGTAATGAAATCTTCATCTTTTGTTTCCGCATCTACAATGTCAACGATATTTACGTCAAAAGATAAACCGTATCTAGCGCGAAGCCCTCTGACAGACGTTAGCGTGTGCGGGTCAAGTGATACGAAATGTGGATTAGGAAATTGCGAAGCTAGGACTGTTTTACCACTGAATGGAGGCCCCCAAAAAAGCAAGGAGCAAGCAGACTCGGTCTGCGTAGACATTTTAGCCATTTTTTCTTCTCCTCAAAAGATGGAACTATTTTTTCTACCAAGCCATATCTCGTTGTTCTTCATCAATAGCAAACATCTCCGCTATCATAGCTTCCCTTGAAACTGCTGTTGACTGACAAAGCGGAAGATATTCACAATGATAGCCATAACTAGTGCAGCCATCATTATTTTTTACCAAAGTTTTATTATCTACGCACTGCTGATAAAAAGTTAAAAAAGCCTTAATTTCTCTTAGCCACTCGTCGATTTCGCTTCTTGTGTAAGTTATTAAAGACAACTTGAGATCAGCCATGTTCGGATCGAGATTATAAAGAAACACATTATTAACATCGGTGAAGAGTTCTCTCGCAGCAATAAAATACTCGATAAATTGATCGTTCGGTTTAGTCAGAAGAAAGTAAGGATTGCTCGTTTTAATCTCTCCAACGTACATACCGGAGGAATTTCTTGTGATAAGATCGAATCTCCCTTTTAGCGTAATGTCATTTCCGATGTCTACCTCGAAAGGCTTTTCCGCGCAAACAAATTCATCTTTAAACTTCATTCGAAAGACATTCAAAAGCACCCTGGCCATTCGGATTGTCTTAGCGCCTTCACCTTTAAAGGGAGTTTCCTCCAAGAAAAGCAAAGCGCTTTCGTAACCTTCTGTCAGAAAAAGCTCCACCGCCTTATGGACAAGCGTCCCGAAGGAAAGATCAATGCTTTTTCCTCCATTTCCCTTTCGCACTAGCCCAAGATGATAACGATAGTAACTTTTCGTTATGCACGTTTTTGCGAGCTTTATCTGAGAAGACCGATAGATCATTAGGCCATTCCACCGAGCAGGATCTTATTAAGAGCTTCTGTTTTCTTTCGTTCGCTTTCAACGCTTTTACAGCTTTTCGTAGTCCGAATGCTTTTTCTTGTTCCTACTTCCATCTTTTCGAGGTCATCACGAGAAGCTTTACTGATAATCTCGTCGATCTCGTCATCTGTTAGCTCGTGAAGTTTTTTACCTTCCGGTAATAAGTCCTCGAATTTCACTCTTTTCTCCTTTCAAGAAAGTTGCAGTCAGCACTGTATAAGCTACTGACTGCAAAGATTAATCTAGAATTGCTTACTGCAAAAGCGCAATAATCGTATCGAAGTCATTCTTAATAAACGCTGTCTGGATTTTGTTCTTCAGCTCAGAATCCGAAGTGATCTCCAGAGCTTTTTCCATCAGCAACTGTGTAGCAATGGTTTTCTTGGAGGTTCTTGCTCCGCCCGGACGCCAGCCAGCAACAATGGCCTCGACTTCTTCAACGGTCTTACCAGAGCGGAAACCGTTTCTCGCAACATTATCCTGCTTAACCTTAAGACCCGCAAGAAAGATGTCCATAGCACCTTGTTCGCCAAATGTCTCACAGGCTTCCGCCCAGTCAGCCGGCACTTCCGCGTTATAGACCTGGGGTTCAGACAGTTTTCCATCGGCATCTTGCATTTTGACTTCTCGATCTTCGTTTCTCATTCCTCGTTTCCTTTCGTTTGTTGTTATTAATAGCAAGCGGAATGCTTGCCTTGGTGATTGGGGGTTTTGGTTACATTATATAAAAGGTGATGTTTAACATTTGTTATACCCGTAAAACGGTTTTATATGCCTTTTGTTGCCGTGTACAGCCATAAATGATGATGTAATATGGCAGGAAAAAAAGAGTCCGTCAAGGACAATGTGACGCAGCGAGGGGATAAAATTTTATTTATCCTCATAGTTGGTACATTCTTTAATTCTCCAACAGGGATCAAAATTATATGGATAATTAAACCAACCATATTTTATTCCGTTTAGATTACCTTCCATATTGGGGTCTGGTTTTTTACAACTAATATGAGCATCTCCAGGAATTGATCTTTTATGTTTACATTTATAGCAATTAGTTTTCATTTTAGTCTCCTTTTAAAAGTTAAGTACAACCTTCCCATCATTTCTTTTCGCATTTTCAATATCGGTGACAATTTTCTTGCCTAGCAAAGCTATAGCATTTACCTTTTTTGCAAGAACATCATCTAGCGTCCGAAAGCCATGCTCATAAAGCTTCATAGCCTTCTTTCTCCCAATGCCTTTTTGCTGGCAAAGTTCAATAAGATTATAGCTGATGCCTTTCGTTAGCATAAGAGAAATCGCTTTCATATAGTCAGCATTTACTCCGGCTATCGTCATTGCACTCGCCCAGCGATCAACATCACGAACGAGCATAGGCGTCAGCGTTGTAAAAGTCCCGTAAGCTTCTTTTCCACTCATCCAGATAGCCAGACATGTTGCATCAATAGTCTGCTTAGCAAATGGACAGCTAACTGCAACTTCCTCAATGTCCTCTGGAATCCAGCAGGGATATGCGTTAGACGGAATCATGGCAAACGCCTTAGCGATAGCCACTGTGTCTGTTGGCTTTCCAGCGAGGTTGTTGTAAAGTGCAACAAGATCAAGAGGGTCGATATACATTAGCGCAGCGGCTTTGCCTATTTTCGTCGTCATAAGATATTCTCCGGGGCATAGGACTCCAGCTTCCTGTAACTTTTCTATATGTCCGTCAACATCAAGGTCTTCTGCGAATGCTCTAGCGCAAAAAGCTTTGATATCTTCTCGTTGCATTCCCTCCCTCTGAACAAAAGACACAATGTGAAAATACAAATGATCCCGAAGAACACTATAAACAGGAGGAGTCTGAAGACAAGTTTCGTAGAAGTCTTTTCCGAGAAATTTCTCAAAAACATAATAAGAATATCCCCTTTCGGACAGTCCGTAGCGTCCTGCACGACCAGCTTCTTGTTTAATGTCAATGGGGTCTACTGTTGTTGGCCCACGGGTAGCCCCACTGATAACAACTATGTCAGCGGGAAGGTTTACCCCGTAAGCAAGCGTGCTAGTTGCCACGATGCGTGAGATTTTCTTCTGCGAAAAAGCCTCTTCGATAGCTTGGCGCTTCTCCATAGACACCTTGCTGTAATGAAAAGGGCAACCGAGGTCTTTCGCAAGATTAATTCCTCTCCCGACAGTATGTACGAAGATTATCATTTGCTTGTCTGGATGCTCCACTGAGAGCTTTGCGACAACAGCCTTAGTCTTGTTTATAACGTCCCACGGGCGGTCGCCAGCCAAAACCAAATGGTGTTCCTGTTCAACAGGCCTCCACTCAGACTGTATAACTTGAGTTGGTTTACCATTTAACTTAGTCAACCATTTGGCAAAATCCTTCGCATTAGGAATAGTTGCAGAAAGCAGTACAATACGAGCTTCGCGATTTATAGCAGTAAAGCGCATTAAACCTATCTCAAGACTATCTCCACGATTAGGTGAAGACATAAGATGCGCCTCATCGACAGCAACACATCCTACACTTTTAAGCCAAGCCGGGTTACCGCGTGTTTTGCTATCTAAAGCCTCAGTTGTCATGAGTATAAGAGGAGTTGTAAAAGTATGTGCTTGAACATGATCTCCAGTTACCATAGTTATAGGAAAAAGGCTTTCCCAAGAACGCTTTTTCTCTTCAGTAAGAGCTTTCAATGGAGATAAATAAATACCTTTCTTTCCTTGTTCTATAGCAGAAAAGATAAATTGTTCGCAAACAATAGTTTTTCCGCTGCTCGTTGGGCTAAGGCATAAAATATTACAGTCATCATTTATATATTTAGCACTTTCAAGTTGGATTGGGTTGTAAGTAATTTTAGCGTGGAAGTCAGGATGATTCATTTTGAGGCTCCTCATTAAAAAGTCTAATTCTTTCCTCACGATCTACAATATTAAGATGATACTTTCGCATATTTTCTGTGTGGGCTTTCCACCATCCCACCTCCCATTCGTTTACAATGATAATATTGACTGTAAAGAGAAAGAAATTAAAATAAAACCCTGGATAAGTACCATTTATCTGTGCCTCATTTTGATAAGTTTCTACTCCGTGAGAAGCAAGATAATTAACAAACTGTTGAGCATCATCAACATGAATAACTATGTTGATGTCGCTACCATCTGTTACCGGCCCGTAGGCTTGAGTTCCTGTTACGAAAGGGTTCATTTCTTTCCTCCTTTAAATTCATTCATATACTTCGTCATTGCTTCCTTTTGGCACTCCGCACAAGCCTGAGTTTTTAAATATCTTATGCTATGGCCGGTTCCATTGTAGTCATGATGGTTTTTGCAAAGCGGGCCGAGATAATGTTTTTCTGGTTTGAATTTAATCATTAGAATTTCTCCTTTAAAATAGTTTTAACGCGCTTCCGAAGATTTCTCATTGCTCTCCTCTCGTTAATTTTCTCCAGAAGCTCTTTGCACTTTGCGTAGGTTTCCACCGAGCGCATATTACCACTTTCGACTTTAGCAATAACTGTTTCACAAAGCTCTTTAGCGAGTTGCTCCGTTGATTTTTTCATTGGCGGCCCTTTCTTCATCAAGTTTATCGACAGCATAAGATATTTGCTCAAGAGCCTCACGAAGTTTCAATTTTATATAAGGATGAAGCTCTTTGCTCTCAGATAAAGTTTCCAAAGTCGTCTGAATGCCCCTGATTCTAAATGAGGCCCAGGCTTTGCTATCAGCAGATTTTTTCTTCCTCATCTTTTCCTCCTAAGAAAAAAGATTGTTTAAGCGGCTAACCTCCATTGCAAGGCTGCTAACCTCATCTTGAAGAAAGCCATTCTCTATTTCGAGTCTAGCCTTATCTCTCTGAAGCTCATTGATCTCCTCCTGGAGCTTTTTATTTGCCCTTGCGAAAGACTCTACGATTCGTTCAAGATCGGTTACGTCACTTTCAAGGTCTTCAATGGTGTCTACTTCGAGATTATCGTTCATTTTCTCCTCCATATAAAGTTTCTTTATAATCGCGAATCTCGTCGCGAAGATCATCAATAGTATCTTCGAGATCTCTTATATCTGATTTAGCATCTTCAAGCTCTTCTTCGAGATCCTTGATATCGCTGCGAAGATCTTCAATAGTCTCTTTAGCATCATAGAGAGCAGTTTCGAGATCTTCAATAGTGAAGTCTTTTTCTTCTTGCTTCTCAAGCGCTTCTCGAGCTAGGTTGATCGCTGCGAAGACATCATTCCACCAAAAGACATCTTTCGTGGGAATCGGAGTGCTTCCACCAACTTCAAGGTTTGCAAGGATTTCTAATGCTGCTTCTCTTTTCATTTTCTACCTCCATATTTTATCTTGGCATTTTTGGCACATTCCACTTATACAATATTCCTTAGTGCTTAAAGCATCTTTGAAAGAAGTCGCTTCTTCTCCACAAAAACTGCAAACATTAGTTTTTATACTTTCAGTGCGAGAGCGGCCACTTACAGCGGTTAAAAGATCTTCGATTGGTTTGGACTTAGTTGTCGGTTCCATTATAATAGCTCCTTATAAAATTTAAGATATCTTTGATATACTTCATCTCTATGATCTACTTCATCATTTACTATATTAAATTCTGAAGCATGTAAAGTACAAAAAACCATTGGGCCAATAAATACCATATGAGCTGCATGTTTACCACAAGCCAAACAATATGGACCATCTACATAAGACACTTTAGGCATTTTTTAATCTCCTATAAGTTTGTTTAAGTCAACCTTAGCCTTCTCCTTTTTGAAAACCCAAAAATAGCAATGTGTTTTTGCTGCGTGCTGCTGCTTGCAGTCTTTCCAGAAACCGAGCATCTTTTTCTCGTTCACAAGGATGAAAAGATCTTTAGGATAAAATCCTATTTCTAGGGCCATGTTGTGAATGTAAATGTGAGAAAAGTATTGTTTCGAAGAAGAGACTTTGTCTTGGCACTTCACAACAAGCACTCCGCCTTGACGTAGGAGGCTATAGAAGTGCTTTAGGCTCTTCCAGTAAAAAGTGAAAAGCTCGCCTTCTGTTGGAAAGACGCTAAAGCGTTTCAAGATGATATTACCTGTTGATTCGCGTAGCGATGGACCTTTCGTCGCGAGAAAAGGAGGATCGAAGATTATGCTGTCGCAGGAGCCTTCCGCAAGGGGCACTTCGAAAGCTTCGCTTTGCTTTATCCATGAATGCTGTGGAGCAACATCATAGCAATGGAGTGGCTGAGGAATGTTTTTGTAAAAGTTTCCTTTGCTATAACAAGGATCAAGAGTGAATTCGCGTATCTTGTAGAGCGTCATTATGTTTTTTATTATTTCATCCTGCGATGAGCTTGTTGTTTTAATCAATTTATTATCTCCATGCTTGTGTTAGACCACACCAACCGTGGCCAACTTGTAAATCTGCTTTTACCCACAAAGCGCATTCATCAGCAATGCAATTACAAGGAGCTACTGAATCATCGGTAATACGATTAGTTGTTAAATAATTTTTTGGATGGACAATTAATCTCACCATAGGACACCACTTTTTCTTTGCTTCTTCGTTTGTCATTTTATTTATTCTCCAATAAATGCTCAAGGAAAGTTGTATAATTAGGCGTAGCTACTTTTATTACCTGCCCATCATCTTTTTTTACTGTAATAAAAGGTTTTTCTCCAGTAAGTTCATAAAAATTACCTTGCATTTTACTAAATAGTATTCCCCTGTAACTGTCAACCGCTATAACGGGTGTTCCACAGTCAGCACAATTTTCTTCGAATGTTACTTGTTGCGGTTCTTTCTTATTTTTACAATTTGGACAATACCAATGCGTCATTTTAGCACCCCCTAACCTGTTTCTTAACGTGGTAGAAAATTGTCTGGAGTCTTCTCGTCGAAAAGCCCGTTGCTGCTTTCGCACTCTCATAGCCATCATTAACTACCATGAGCGCAACCATAAGATGCCTTGGATTAACATCGCTAAAGAAATCGAAAAGCTCGTACTTATCGTAGCTTGGCACTTCGAAGGTTGTTGTATGCTCGTAGCTTCCACAGCGCTTTTTCCTTCTAGCCATTCGCATTAACTCAAGAATGCAGTTTTTCATCGAGCGGATTATATATGCGTTTTCTCGCTCCTGGAGATTCTTTGCTAGAATGTATTCTATTGCATCTTGCATCAAGTCTTCGCGGTTTCGGAGGCCCATTGTAGCCGTTGCTACTTTAGCACATCTTATGAGGTTCATCCCTATGCCTCCTTATAAATTTTTAACCAATGTTTATAACGAGGATCGCTGGACTTTATTTCATTCTTGAGTACATCAGAACTAAATTCCTCATGAGCACAATAAGCACAGAAACACATTGGGCCAACGAGAATCATTTTGCGCTTTACTGAATTACAGCGTAAGCACTTTGCATTCTCATATACATGTATTTTTGGCATTTTTTCTTTCTCCTCTTTGATGATTGTTAGTAGGCTTGCGATTTTAATTTTCAGGCCATATAGGTATTACTCATAGAATAATCGGGCCAAAAACAGGCTAAAAAGGGCTTTAAAATCGATTTTTTCATGGGCCGAATACTTCAACCTTAAAAATTGGATTTTAAATTTCTAGCCAGAATTACCCGGCTAGAAATTATTTTCACCTTACTAAAGCTCCCCATCCAAAAGATCATTAACAGCCTTTTTAGCAACGTCCCAAAGCGCATCACTGTCTTGGACAATGTTCATGATCTTTGCCTGAGCATCATAGTCCAAACGCATCCCATTAAACTCATCGTTAAGAAGTCTGTCTGTTTCATAGTGCGTCCAGAGAGAAAAAGCACATTCTTCGTTTGGGTTCATTTTCTGTATATAAGCTATAACGGTTTTTACTTGCATTCTTCAGCCTCCTCTTGAATATCTGCAATGTCTACCCAATAATGTTTACTTTGGAGTGTTTTTATTGGTTTCTTCTCAGCAGGCATTTTAAAAGTCTCTATATAATCCCACCATTCGCTGCCATCATATTCTCCGCGAGTCATCATTGCACCATCGGAGAAAGCGATCATTAAATCGCTAGGAATTTCTTGTCCTCCAAAGCCATCGTCATAATTAAAATTAGCAAGCTCAACGAATTGACCCCATGTGCAGGAATGGCCGCTTCCGCGGGAGCCGATAAAGACGATATTTTCTACTGTCTGGCCTTTTGCTTCGATTTTATCTATTGTTTCTTCTAAAAAGTTCATAGTACCTCCTATTTGCAATAAGTTATGCCATCACCGCAGATGTAGCATTTCGTTTCACGCAAAGTGGGTGCAGTTTTTAGTAAAACGCAATTATTTGCTTCGAGAAAAGCGTTCCACTCGTTGCGATGGTTATTAACAGATTTTAAAACAACGATGAAAACTACATAAAGCATTATACAACTTAGAGAAAAAATATAGATATTTCTCATTTTAGCCTCCTAAAAAGTTATTCCAAATATGTAACTAAAATTTAAGGTAATTTTTATCTACTATGAACCAAGAAAACTCCAGTCTGAAATTAGGATGTGTTCCGTAAGCATCCCAAGAGCATAATGGAAATCTTCGCCTACATTGCGCTTGCGTCCCCAGAGCGCACCGCTACTCTTGCTAACAATTGCACTCTTAAGCTGAAATGCTCCGCTTCCACCGATGCCATCTCGCGCTGCGACTTCGTTGACCGTTGCTTCGAGCTTCGCGATAGCCTGTCCTCGGCGCTGGCGCTCTTCAGCTGCCACAGGGAGCGGTGCGTCTATCCATCCGTCGAATTTTTTAACAACGGTTTCGACGAGACTAGGAGACGAAAGCTCATAGTCAACATAAGCGAAAGCAAGGCTAATGTAGTATGGTGTGTCGAGAAGATATTCAGCTAATGTTTTTTCACTTTTTTCCGGCGTCTCAATGACAAAGTGATTGTACATGCTGTGCACCTTTGTGCAAGTGTCTTTGATCTTATCGCTTGCTTCGATGTTGTAGATAAGTGCGTTATACATGAAGCGCTCGGGTATTTCGATGCAGAGAATCGGAAAAGCTCCTTTTGCTCGCATAAAAGCGTGGTAGCGATGCTGGCCATCCACGATGAGAGGAACACCGTCTTTGAAGACTATTAGGAGCGGTACGAAAAAGCCAACATTGATGCTTTGCGCAAGCTTATTGCGCAGGTTAGTGGATTCCACGCGCTGAAAAGGGCTGTTCTTTAGCTCCATGTAGTCGATTTCCCAGAGAGCCAAAGGGATGCCGTGGACAGGGTCTTGGAAGTCACAGATTTTTCTAGTCATTTTTCTTTTCTCCTTATAATTGATCGTTATGTTTAGCTGCTAAGTCACGGAGTTCTTCAGCTTTCAAAAAGAAAGCCGCATCATCATAGGCAATAGTTTCATCACGGTCGCTTCTGTATTTATTTAATGCTATCATTCCTTGAATTTCTGCCTCGATAGCTAAAACTAATGCTAAGCGTTTTACATCATAGTTGTCCATATTTTTCTCCTTATATTAAGATTTGGATTTCTCGTAGATTTTCCAATCACGAGCATCAGCCGTGCATGAACCGTTAACAATCCTTTTTCCAGCCCAACGACTGATACGATTAGCTTTTACCCATATATGATGTAGTAGCCAATAACGAAAACTCTTTCTAAATCTTTCCTGGTATGTTAGTTCAATCATCTTTTTTCTCCTTTTCAAATAACTACAGTATCTGTATTATGCTTAAGCCAGTTTTTATATATACTGTTTAAACGCTCCCCAGAGTCTTTCATTAACCTAACAACAAATTTAAAATTATCCTGAGTTAAAAAACTATTAACAGATAAAACCTTTCCATTAACACTAATACTATTATCAGTTAATCTGAAATAGTTTGAAAAGGTTTTAAAATAATTATGAGCCACTTCGTAGCTAAATTTCTCAGCAATTTCCTTTTTTGATGCCACATTTTCAATAGAAACTATGCGAACAAATCCTTTAGACGTAACTGTGTAGTTTATTTTAGTTCTTTTCATCTTTTCCTCCTCTAAAGATAGTAATTGTTTATGTAATTGCTTACTTACTATACCAAACCCAGTCTCAAACATTTTTAAATTCATAGTGTCCTCACAATAACCGCATCCGCTATGCGATCTCCAGGGAAGACAATAAAAGTCTCGTCTCCTATATTGTTTATAACAACTTTAATTTCTCCAAAAGAATCACTTGTTAGTGTGAACGGCGTAGCACTCACACCCCGTTGGTGCATAAGAGCAGGAACGGGGAAGACACAAAGTGCGTAGCCTTCCGGGAGAGCCGCTTCTAACCCCGTTCGGATGATCTTTATCTTCGCTGGTTGGCCACCGAAGAGCGTTACGGGCTTAGCTTCCGCAGAAAACAAGGAGAAATATGCCCCCGTTGGAGCTTCACCGCGAAAATGTGGGAGAGCTTCTACATATTTGTGCATTATAGTGTCTCCACGTTAAGATTTTCTACATGATCATACTCACCTTCGAGAATAGCTTTGATGATGTTTTTCTGTTCACAAGTGAAAATATCCCACATACATGATTGCTGATGCAGCGAAAGAATTTCATTGTAAGTTGAATATCCATCGGGGCAAAAATTATGTCTTGTGCCGTAGGAACATTTCTCGCAGGCGCCAACAGCGAAGTAATTAAATTTATAATGAAAGCAAAATGGGCAAATAAGAATGTCCCACGCTGGCTTAATGCCCCGCAGGTCAAAATTCTCTATGAAAGCCTCACAAGTAGCATTTTTCCAGTTTTTGATGCTTTTTTCATCCTCAGGCGTAAAATAAACAACATCGCCTTTCGAAAGAATACTGCTTTTGTAATGCATCATATCGATTATTCTTTTCTTTGCTGTATTCATACTTCCTCCTTACAAGATGGGCAGTAAATTGTTTCCCCGTCAGTTAAAAGCTCTGCTTCACACGATAAGCATGTTGCCCCGACAGGCGTCCACAGTGGACAGTCTTTTATGTCGTTCTGGCAATAGTCACCTTCGAGACTGCATATGTACCCCGGTTCATCACCTGGGAGATAATCCCCCCACATGAACTCGGGCATTCCGGGATCTCTTGGTTGCTTGCAACCTTTAGACCAATAACGATATTTACATGAGGACAGCATTTTTGGCCTCCTCGATAGTTTTAGCTGTTATATCGTTCCTAGCAACAGTAGTCAATGCTATGAGAAGTTCCCTCATGATGACGCGGCTAGTGCTTTTAATAAGGATTGCTGCGCTTTCTTCGATAAGTTCACGAGTAGGCGTAGAAACACCGTCTAGCGAAAATGGCTCCAAAGGAAGTCCGAGATCAATCGAGATATTTGAAATTGCCTGCACTATAATAGTGCTTTTTGCGTAGTCAGGTACGCCCATCTGGGTGAGATTTTTGCTTATAATTTCCATTAGCGCTTCTTTCATTCTTCTATCCTCCTAAAAAGGTTTTTGTTTTTTTTTT